TGTGGGAAGTGCTTCTCTCGTTTGAGTGGGTGGGCGTAATGGGCATACTTGGATCACTTATAGGCCCAGCCACCCAGCTACTAGATAAAGTAATTGAGGATAAAGACCAAAAGAACGCCTTGGCGCATGAGATTGCGACTATGGCAGAGCGACATGCACAGGAGCTTGCCAAAGGTCAGTTAGAAGTAAATAAGGTTGAAGCTGCGCATCACAGCATCTTCGTATCTGGGTGGCGACCTTGTATTGGTTGGGTGTGTGCACTAGGTCTTTTATACAATACGATTCTTTCAAACATATTGGGCATTTGGGTAGAGGTGCCAGAAATAGATACTACGCTGCTTGTCCCCGTTATGATGGGCATGTTGGGTCTTGGCGCTATGAGATCCTACGAGAAAGTGCAAGGCGTAAGCCGGGAGAAATAGATGTCAGAGCAATTAATTAACATGTTAAAACGTCACGAAGGTGTGCGTAGTCATGTGTACCTATGCTCCGCTGGCTACGAAACCATAGCAGTTGGCAGAAATATAGCTGAGTCTGGATTAGGGCTGTCAGATGACGAAATTGAATATCTTCTAAATAATGACATCAAGCGCGTGCGAGAGGAACTTGAAGACACGTATTTCTGGTTTGCAGCACTAAACGAAGCACGGCAAGACGCTATGATCGACATATGCTTCAACCTCGGCCTCACGCGATTGCGAGGGTTTATTAAAGCTTTAGAAGCGATGTCCCGCGAGCAGTTTGACATAGCTGCTGATGAGTTTATGGATTCTCGCTGGAGCGAGCAGGTCGGTAGTCGTGCAGTAGAAGTCACTGAGATGATCCGAACTGGGGAGTATCAGTAATGCCACTACAAAAGATGGTTTTCAAGCCGGGAGTAGATAGAGAAAACACACGCTACACAAGTGAGGGTGGTTGGTACGACTGCGACAAAGTACGGTTTAGACGGGGTATGCCGGAAAAGCTGGGTGGGTGGAATCGTATTTCTACTAATTCTTTTTTGGGCGTCGCTAGGTCTTTGTTTTCTTGGGTCACGCTAGGTAGCCAAAAGCTACTTGGTGTAGGCACTAATCTTAAGTTTTATATAGAACAGGGTGGAACGTATTACGATATCACGCCTATACGAGCCGCTGTGTCGCTCACAGACCCTTTTACCACCGTAAGTGGGTCTACCACAGTTACAGTTACAGACGCTGCTGGGGGCTATATAAACGGTGATTTCGTCACGTTTAGCGGTGCTTCTGCAGTGGGAGGACTTACCTTAAACGGTGAGTTCCAAATAACGTATTTGACAGGTAATACGTACACCATAACTGCTAGCGAAGCCGCAAGCTCTTCAGCTACAGGCGGCGGGTCGGTTACTGCTACATACCAGATAAACACTGGCCCCGCTGTCGCAGAGGCTTTAGTGGGTTGGGGTGCCGCTGGTTGGGGTCTTGGAACGTGGGGTGTAGGTATAACGTCTACCGATGCATTACGGCTATGGTCTCAGTCTAATTTTGGCGAAGATCTTATCTTTGCTGCGCGGGGAGGCAGTCTGTTTTTCTGGGATGCAACTGACGCGCTAACAACTCGCGGTGTATTGCTGTCTAGTGAAAGCGGTGCCTCTAATGTTCCCGTGAAAGTAAACACCGTGCTTGTGTCAGATAACCGTTTTGTCTTTTGTTTTGGCACTAATGTGCTCGGCAGCACAGATTTAGACCCCATGTTGTTACGCTGGTCAGATCAAGAAGATGCGGTCAATTGGACACCCTCTGCTACTAATCAAGCTGGAGATCTTAGACTTTCTAAAGGCTCTGAGATAATAACGGCTATACAAGGCAGGCAAGAAATACTTGTTTGGACTGACTCCGCGCTCTACGCATTGCAGTACGTTGGCGCTCCTGCAGTATGGGGGGCACAGACAGTTGGAGAAAACTTGTCTATTGCATCGCCGAATACGGTTGCCTATGCGAATGGTGTGGCCTACTGGATGGGTGTAGGCGGATTTTACTTATACGATGGGCGCGTGCAGACGCTGCCGTGCACACTGAAGCGGTACATATTTAACGACTTTAACGTAGAACAGTACGACCAAGTATTTGCAGGCACAAACGAAGGGTTCAGTGAGATTTGGTGGTTTTACTGCTCTAGCGGTGCCACAACCATAGACCGATATGTCATCTACAACTATGAGCAGAATATCTGGTACTTCGGCAATTTAGGTAGAACGGCTTGGATTGACTCTGGTATACGTGATTTTCCTATGGCGGCTACGTATAACAACAATGTCGTAAACCACGAAGATGGTATTGATGATAATGAGACCGGCACGGCTGCAGGCATAGATTCATTTATATCTTCAGCGCAGTTTGACTTAGATGATGGTCACAGATTTGCATTTATACAGAAAGTGTATCCAGATGTGACGTTTGACGGATCTACTGTAGACAGCCCCAGTGCTACGTTATCTTTGTTTGCGGCGCAAAACTCTGGATCGGGGCGTAACTCGCCTGCTTCTGAAGGAGGCACAAACACAGGCTCTATAACTAGAACAGCAACCGCGCCGATTGAAGCGTTTACCTCTAGACTCGACTTACGAGTACGTGGCAGGCAGTTAGCATTAAAGATAGAATCTAGTGATGTTGGGGTAAAGTGGCAGCTAGGCTCTCCTAGACTAGAGATGCGGCCTGACGGGAGGCGGTAATGGCTATAGATAAAACAAGTTATGGCATAGACTTCAAAGCGCCAGTCCTTCCAGACCCATTGAACGAGTATGACGTGCGAATGTTCAACCAGCTAAACAACACGTTGCGCATATACTTCAATCAGCTTGATAAAGGTATACGGGATGCTTCTATGTCTCCCGCTGCACAAGCCACTGCTTGGTTTTTAGGTTAGTGGCTAACGTATACAAGAACGCTAAGGTGGATTTGACGGCCACTACTGCGACTACGCTGTACACATGCCCAACAGCTACAACAGCAATTATTAAGTCTATTCTTGTGTCTGAGGACTCAGGCAACGCTGACACGATTACCGTAACTATTACCGATTCTGCTTCGGCAGTATTTAGCGTGTTCAAGGTCAAAGCAGTGGGTGCGAACACCACGATAGAACTGCTTACAGCACCGCTTGTTGTCGAAGAGTCTGAGATAGTTAAAGTTACCGCAGCTACAGCAGATAGGCTGCATGTGGTGGCTAGTTTGCTAGAGGTGTCGTAATGGAGAGCTTCGAGTTTGAGCCATCAGAAGAAGACATTGCAGAAGCTATAAAGCGGTTAGAAAGGCAGTATCCCGCGTCTACCTCGACTAAACCGTCAAACGTAAGACCATTAGAGAAAGAAAAACCTAAACGCATAGTTGAAGACTCTGCAGAGTTTGGCGGCTCAAAACCCAAGCCAAAAACAACTACATCTACTTCTACCAGTCCTTTGAGCGGCAACATACTTAACAACGCCGTGCAAAAGTACAAAGATTTGCTGGCTAAAGGTGTTACTTATGAAGGTGACATAGATAAGACAGACGACTACTACAACCTTGGGTTCGATCAAGTTTTTGCGGATAGCGGGCTAAACCCATATGCCGACATAATTGGTGGAGAAGGGGGAAATGTAACGGGTGCGTTTGCGGGGCTGCTTTCTGGTGGATTGACCCCAGAGCTGTATTTGTCCTCTGTAGAAGGTGCTCCTGAGTATTTATCAAACCTACGTGGCCGTGTAGGTGAACAATCTGTAATAGAAGCATATGCAACCATAGCTGATGCAGGCACTACGGAAGAGTTGGCTAGCGCGTTAAGTAGCTACTATGGGTATGAAATATCACCTGTAGAAGTTGACCTAGCCGCCAATGGGTTTAAGAATTCTTACAAAAAACATACGAATAGCTCCGCTGCCGATATGCGGGCTTTTCAGTCCTTAATACGCCCTATACTTGCTGAACAAGTGCCGTATCTTATGGCAACAGAAGGGCTAAATTACCAAAAAGCCCTTGAAGAAGCGCATACGCGCGACCCAATGTTGCAGTCGCTGTACTTTAAGTATGGCGTTAATCCTTACCGCCAAACTGAAGATGGCTCTGCATACCTATATGACCCGTTCTCTACGGGAGAAATTAGAACCGTAAACATAAAAGACAAGAGTGTACAGAATGGCTTAAAAGCTATCGCTCTTGCAGGACTTGGGTACATTACAGCCGGTGCTTTGGCTGGGCCGCTGTCTTCGCTTCTGTCTGGTTCCGCTGCTACCGCCGCTGCTGGAGGCACAACTCTTGCGGGCACTGTTGCCGCCAAAGCAATTGTGTCTGGAGGTATAGCTGCACTACAAGGTAAGGACTTATCTCAAATACTTACCGCAGCAGCTACTGCGGGGGTATCAGCAGGGGCGCTAGAGTTAATACCTTTACCTTCTCAGACAACGGGAATGGTAACCGTAGGTGGTCAGACATTAGGCGACATCATGCCTGACTGGTTGAAGATAACCACCAAAGTAGCTGGGTTGGGCGTTGACCCCACCAGTGCCGAAGGAATGTTGTCAACTGCAGCAACACTTATCGGTAATGGCGCACTTAGTGATGTAATTGGCGAGAGTGGCGATGTTATAGAAAGTTGTTTTTTGCTCGCGCAACAGGTAGCTCAAGAAGAAGGTGTGTCTTCACCTACAAGCAATGACTTAGCTACTTTTTTTGACGAAGCTGTAGAAATTTACAACGATCTACAAAACGATGGTTATTCGCATCTTAGAATCATGGAGGAGCTAGGCTACGATCCTAGTGAGGGATTTACGCAAAGGGTGCAAGAGTCCGACCTAGCCAAATTACAAGAGCTAAGAGCAGGTACTGACCAAACAGCATATATAGATGCGCTAGGTAAAAGTAGTGCATCTGTAGGTAGAGAACACGAAAACGCGGTAATACGTGAAAAAGTAGCCGCAGGAGAAGACCCAACAGAAGCGTCTTTCTTGTATCAAATAGCAAAAGATGCGGTAAGTGCTTCCGCCGAAACTGGTGACGATAAGTGGGTTGTTGGTACTGCTGTTGCATTGGAAGCGGGTGCAGAGATAGCACAGTCGTTCTTAGGGCTAGCAACGCTAGTTGGGTACGACCCAAGCAACACTGAAATCGCTAAAACCTTAGACGCAATATCTAAGATGGCTGGAGACAGCAAGCCAGAGGACTATCAAGCTGGCTTAAAAGACATTAGTGACCGTATACAAGCTGCTAAAGATAACCTACCAAAAGACGCGGATTGGCAAGACAGCTTCTTTGAAGTAGGAAAAGCCATATTTGGCGCTGCTGTAGACAACCCTACAGAATTTCTTGTTGATTATGTAGCTAAAGAATTTGTGCAAGAGATTGTGCCGTTTGCTGTAGGTGGGGCAGCACTTGCTGGAGCAAAGCTGTCCTCCGCAGCACTTAGAAAGTTTGGAGATGATGCGGCTAAAAAGATAGCTGACAACATGGATGCGTCTAAGATTGCTATGGACGCCACGTTGTTAAGTGATGTAGCAGAGGCAGCGGGGGGTTCAGCAGGTGGGGCGTATACAGATGCATACGATACATTTGTAAGAAAACGCCAAGAAGAATATGCGCGTGTAGCAGAGGCAACGGGGCTACCAGCACAAGAACTTAGTGATGCAGACCTACAAGAGGCCGCAGAGTTTGCTACAGGCGTAGCGCAAAAATCGGGCGCTATGGGCGCTGTTATGGCACTTACCGCATCTGAAGTGTTAGGCGGCAGGCAGCTAGCAGAATCTTTGTTTGGGCCTAAAGTAAATAAGACCGCTGTAAGTGCAATGGAAGAGTTTGCTTCTAGGGTAGAGAGAACTGCTAGTGGTGCAACAAGAGAAGGGTTGCTTGAAGGGCTAGAAGAAGGCGCTGTTCAATACGTTACTGACATGTCAATACGAGAGATTGACCCTGATAGAAAAATAGCAGCTAACGTAGCAGAAAGCGCCATACTCGCTAGCGTAATCGGTACAAATGTAGGCGGGGGGCTTACAGCCGGTGCTGAAATATCTGATGTGGTTGCTAACGTAGCAAAAAACACCTCTGCACAGGTGCAGAAAACGATTGCAGACGCAAAAGCAGGTTTAATAGACGCCGCAGAAGCAGAAGCTAAACTTGCTGAGTTTGGTATAACCAGTGACGGTTTCGGTGGGGTACAAACTAGCCTATTAAATGATGCATTTGATGCAGACTACACAACTGCATCTGAAGTCAAACAAGCGTTTGAAACAGCTAATCCTGAATTTAGTGCATCTGACAAAGTTATAGCTGAATACGTGGGCAACAAACCTGATGCTGAACTAGGCACGCAGGTAGCGGAATATGTAGACAGCCGGTTTGTAGACGCACAAGAGGTTATGGACGCTGCGGCAGCAGAAGGACTTACGTTAACCGAAGAACAAGCACAGCAGTACGTAAAGCAGACCAGCATAGATGCAGACAGAGTCCTTGAAGAGATACAAGGTAATTTTGACGAACAGTACACCACCCCCGAAGAAGCACGGCAGCTACTGATAGATGCAGGCTACCCAGAAGGATTGATAACCGGACAAACCATAGAAGAAGTGCTTGGCGAAGTAGGTGAAGATGGCACGCTGCCGGAGTCTACTGTTAAACAAAGCGCGACAGACTTTAATGCTGAGTACCTATTACAGCTTGCCGAACAAGCGGCAGATACCGATGATCCCGCAGCTCCTATAGATACTGATATTGATGATGTTGTAGATGCTGGTGCTGATGATGTTGTAGATACCACTCCTACCGAAACCGTTGATCTTAGCGAAATAACCGATGCTGAAGCTGACACAGATACCACGGGCACAGATTTAGTTTTAGATGACGATGATGACGTTACGGACGACGCTGACACTGTAGATGATGTTGACACCGCAGATGATTCTGACACTACGGCGCAAGAAGAAGTAAATCTCAGCGATATAACTGATGCTGAAGCTGGCACAGATACTACAGGTACAGATTTAGTTTTAGATGACGATGATGACATTGTAGATGACGTTGACATTGCAGACACCACAGACACCGCAGATGATTTTGACACTACGGCGCAAGAAGACGTTGATCTTAGCGATATAACTGACGCGGATACTGTTACAGATACTTCTGGCACTGATTTAGTTACAGCCGACCCAGTTACTTCTACAACTGATCTGTCGCAACAGTATGAAAATGTAGTGCTTAACGATGACGGTACTTACCAATGGCAGGGGCTTACGGTAAGTGCAGACCGCATGAAAGAAATAATAGCGGCTAATCCAGATCAGTTTCCTAGAATACCAGACAGAATAGATTTACTTACAAGTAACCTATCCGCTGTAGAGGGTAACTTATTAGAACAAATAGCAGCTAATGAAGAAGCTGGCTTAGGCCGCGACGAAGCACTCGCCAAAGCAATAGAAACGGTATCTGATAACTTAGGAATAACAGAAGATAATCTTTTAGATGCTATATCTGATTCTGAATCGGCACTATCCGATGAGATTAGCGATCTAGCTACAGACGTTGCTACAGACCTTGGCAATGTAGAAAAAAACTTATTAGAAGAAATAGCCAATAACGAAGAAGCTGGACTAGATCGAGATAAAGCTCTCGCTAAAGCAGTAGAGACTGTAGCGGATAATTTAGGTACTACGGAAGACAATCTTCTAGACGCTATATCCGATTCAGAATCGGCATTGTCAGACGAAATTGATGACCTAGCTACAGACGTTGCTACAGACCTTGGCAATGTAGAGAAGAATATACTTGAAGAAGTAGCAGCCAATGAAGAGGCTGGGTTAGACCGTGACAAGGCGCTCGCTGAAGCAATAGAGACTGTATCTGATAATTTAGGTATTACAGAAGACAACCTAACCAAGATTATAGAAGCAGGAGATACTGCACTTTCTGATGAAATAGCTGATGTAGGCACTGCTGTAGACGACCTTGCTGGTGAATTAGGTGTAACAAAAGACGAGCTTCTTGACACTATAGGGCAAACGGAAGAAGACCTACTTACAGCATTAGGCGAAACAGAAACAGCATTAGGCGGCGAGATTGACACCATAGCCGCAGTGCTAGGTAAACCCGCCCAAGACGTAACGTCTGCCGACGTTGACTTTGTTACTGATCTTATTGCACAACAAGAAGCACTGGCTGACCCGTCTACATTTGCGTTTACTGAAGCGCAGCTAGGCTATGATGTAACAGGCGATGGGGTTGTAGATGTTACAGACCTCAACCTACTGCAAGATGTATTAGCTGGCGACCAAACATTAGATCCACTTGCCGATAGCCGCTTTGCCGCAACAGGTGTGTTCGCTTCGCAGTTACAGCAACAACAAGAACTGCAACAGCAGCTACAGCAGCAACAACAGCAGCAAATGCAACAACAAATGCAAATGGAGCAACAAGCCAAACAACGCGCAAAGGAGTCGTCTGCAAGAGATTTTTTAAGTATGCTCTTAGCTTCTGAAGAGGGTAGAGTAGATGTAGGGCAGTCGCCCCTTGCGCAGTTAGAGCCAGCCTATGACTTTGGTAGTATTTTCGGTACGCCTCAAAACACTGCAAGTAGTCCTTATGGAGGCTATGCTAGTTCTAACCCGTTTGGACAGCCTCCAAGACGCATAGCACAAGGTGGTATTATAGAAAGCAATGAAGAATTGTTGCGACTACTTGGGAAAGGTTAATGAGCACATTTTTTAGTGATTTAGTTGATAAGTTTGCGGGCAAAGAAGATGCCAGCTTTACAGACTTTATTACCAGTGACGCCGGTTCTGCACTTGCCGGACTTGGTATATCTGCTCTAGGTAACAAGTTTGCCCCAGACTTTTTTAACCCTCAAATGCAATCCACTGGCTATCAAGGCGAAATACCTCGATACGCCGCAGTGCGTGAGAGGGTAGCAATGCCTGAAAGACAACCTATACCCGAGGGCGGTGTTGACCCGAATCGTCGCCCCGGTTCTGCAGGTCGTCGTTACTTTAGCGACACTATCTACGCGAAACAGCCAGAAACCACTCCAATGTCGATTGCAGAAGCCCGCGCCAAAGCTAAAGAGCAAGCGGAAGGCATAGCAGCTTTGCAAGGTGGTACAGGTATGGCAGCGGGGGGTATTTTATCTCTAAAAGAAGGCTCACCCGGACGGTATTTAGATGGCTCTACTGATGGCATGGCCGATAAAGTCCCTGCGCGAATTGATAATGGGCAAGAAGCAAGATTAAGTGACGGTGAGTTTGTTATACCTGCGGATGTAGTAAGTCATTTAGGCAATGGCAACTCAGAGGCGGGCGCAAAAGTTTTACACCAAATGATGAATCGAGTACGCAAAGAACGTACTGGAAACAAAAAACAGGGTAAAGAAATAGACCCTATGGGGATGCTACCAGTATGAGTATATTAAGGTATCAAAACGGCGGTGATGTCACTCAAGATCCGTTAGTAGGTCAGCAAACAGGGTATCAAGGCGCGTTGGCGGAGTTTGCTGGCGATTATGTAACTGACTTCTTAGGTAAAGGTCGTGCTCTAGCTGACCAAGGTTATCAAGCCTACACAGGGCCGCTTACCGCAGGGCAGTCTCAACTGCAAGACACTGCTTTTGCAGGTCTGGGTAATCTTGTTGTACCCACCACTGAGCAGATGTCTTTTACCCCCGGAACTTTTAGTGCTATGGAGGCACCTACTGCCACTGCTGATGCACCCACTGCAGGGGGCACTAACGTCAACCAGTATATGAACCCCTACCTGTCAGCGGTACTACAGCCACAGCTAGCAGAAGCTCGTAGACAGTCAGAGATTAGCCGATTAGCTGATGAGGGCAGGCTGACTCAGGCAGGTGCTTTTGGTGGGTCTCGTCAGGCCGTTATGGATCTAGAACGTGAAAACATATTAAACAGAAATCTAGCGGAACTGACAGGTCAAGGCTACGCACAAGCTTTTCAACAAGGCAGGGATCAGTTCAACTTAGAGCAGCAACGACAGCAAACAGCCACCGATGCGGCTAGACGGTTTGGGCTTGAGTCATTAGCGGCGCAGGCGGGTGCGGGGCGTACACAAAGAGATATAGAACAAGCGGGTATATTGGCAGACAGAGAACAATTTGAAGAGGAAAGAGACTTCCCATACAAGCAACTGCAATACCAGCGTTCACTGCTGCAAGGACTACCAATCGCTGCAAGATCTTACTCTGTAACGCAGCCTAGCGGTCTTAGTGCACTATTAGGTAGTACAGGTGATGTGTCCTCGCTAATACAATCATTATTTGGCTTAGGTGGTACGGAGAAAAAAGATACTTCTCCGGGTAGTTATGAGGACTTATATGGTAGTGGCGCAGGGGGAGGAACCTAATGATAGCTAATTCCTCACAAGGCATAGTGGAGATGATACAGCGTAAAAAAGACGCATATCAGGACAATCCACAAGCATTACAACAGCGGTATCAACAGAACAAACAACTTACTGACTTGCTAGCACTGCAGCAGCTAAAGACAGAAAAAGAAGCCGCTGCACGCGACATACAGCTAAAAATGCAACAGAACCCCCAGACCATTGCACAGCAACGTGAGCAAGAAGTCTTAGGCCTTATCAAACAAGAGCAAGGGCGTAATCTAGGCAAAGTTACTCAACAGGTAGGTGGTGTTCTAGGGCAGCGTCAAAAAGAAGCCATGCAACGGCGACAACGCATGGGTATGGCCCAAGGCGGCATTGTTGGGTTTCAGTCTGGCGAGATAGTAGACGGAGAAAAAGCAGAAACAATAAGTGTTGCGGATGCTATAGCGGAGTTAGGCGAGGAAGCCTTCAACTACATAAAGGAAAATCCAGCAGAAGCTGCGCTACAGCTTGGGCTTATAGTCGTTCCCGGTGGGCTTGCCGTAAGAGGCGGATTAGCCGCATTAAAGGCGGCAGGAGTAACATCTAAGCTAAAGAACCTAATGCGGGGCAAGAAGCCTGACTTTGAAATCACTCCTAAAGGCACCGCAGTACCCACAGATAGGTCTGGGATAATTTCTAAGTCTAAAGAACTTATGCCGTCTGGCCCTATAGAAGCTGGTAAACAGCTAGTGCCTTATGGAAGAGGGGCGTCGATGACTCGCCCGACAGCAGCTTTGACTGCCGCAGGTGCGCTTGGATTAGGTAGCTTAACTGGTGATAAAGAAGTTACCGACGAAGAGAGAGAAGATCCCGGCCCTTACGGGCCTCCGTTACCACCAGTTAAAGGCACTATTCCCGGCGTTGATACTATTGATAAAGACAAATTATTTAACGAGCTTCAAGTCACAACACCGGAACTAAAGATAGGTACTGCTAGGCAAGATGCTGCGAAGGGTATTTTGACTGACATAGGCTTAGATAAACGAGTCGCTAGAGACCCAGATGCAGTGCGAAAAGCTAGGATGGCTGACGTTAAAGAAGAGATGGGTCTTGCAGGGATACAAACTAGAAAACAAAGCCAGATAGATAGGCTACGCACACAACAAGAACAACTTGCAGAACGTGATCCGTTTGAGGCATTTATAGCTGGCACAGTGGGTGCTGCTCAACGTGGTGGGCCGGGAGGCTTTGCGGCGGGGTATATAGGTAAGTTGTCTCAACAACGTGCACAGCAGCGACAAAACCTTAAAGACGAGTTTGGTATAGAAAACGAGCTTTTAGATCTTGAGCAGACTGTGTTGAGTAAAGGCATCGACAGTGCAGATAAAGCAGTGCAAGTGCTATCAACAGAAAAACAAGCATACGCAAACATCATGTCTAAGGCTTCTGAAGGTGATATTTCTGATGCTCAAGAACAGGCAAACCGCGTGCTCGATGCAGATGTACAGAACATTAAGACAAAGCTAGATTTGTTAGGGCAAGAAACTGATCGTGCAATAGCATCCGCAGAATTGCGCGGAGCCGCGTTAGAAGACATGCAGGAACTACTACAGAAAGAAGTGGAACGCCGTGATGAGCTACTTTCACCTGTAATAACAGCATTAGTAAATGACGCTCAATCAGGGTACGGCGATGTAGAGAGCGCAGTAAATAGAGCAGGAATAACCAAAGGGTTTATCTTGCAAGCCAGTGGCATATTTGAAAGAGAAGAGGATTTGTTACGACGTATAGAAGCGTTAGGAGGAGATGTTTCTTCTCAGAGATCTGCTTTAGCTGAACAACGCAAGCGAGTTGAGCTTATGGGTCAGTACCTACAGCAGTAATGCAAACTCATTCTTTAGAGCAGGTACAAACGGCGATTAGAAACGCTCAAGCTGCGGGGGACGCTGGAGCGGTAGCAGCCCTTAGAGATTATGAAAAGGATATAAAAAGAGACATAGCAATGCTACGTGCTCTTGCTCCACGTAAAGAAGCTGGTGTAGTAGAGAACATTACTTCTGGAATCGGCGCGGGTATTGTTGATGTAGGCGAACTTGCATTACTAGGTGGTGCAGCCGCACTAGAAGAAGACGCTGAACTTGTTGCTCGCGAAAAAATTAAAGCGGGCGCTGCGTCTTTACGTCCAGAAGGCGGTGATCCCGATTCTATTAGCTACCAAATAAGTCAAGCACTTGGTTCTATTACAGGACTTGCTGCCGTACCTGCAGCCGCTGCAGTTGCTGGTGCCTCTGGAACCGCTGCTATAGGCCTCGGTGCGCTAGCTGCTGCCGGTGCCGGTGCTGGTGAGGCGAGTGAGCGAGCACGGTCTGCTGATGCTACTGAAGAAGAGCGAGCCACTGCTACCATGCGAGGCGCAGGAATCGGTTTACTTGACATACTGCCAATCGCAAGGGTGGTTAAGTTTGTTGATCTACCCGCTCTCAACAAGATATTAGATAAAATACCGCCCGAAAAAGTAGAGACTATAGGCGAGCGTATACGTAGCGCGGGAGTAACGGGCGGTGCAGAAGCCGCACAGGAAGCAGCGTCTAACGTACTACAAAACTTAAACGCTAGAGAGTATGACGCTCTAGCAGAAGCGTTCGACATAACCACCGCTCAAGAAGCGGCATTGGGCGGTTCCGCAGGAGCTATTTTACAAGGGCTTGTAGACCTATTTACTTCACGTAAACGCGGTAAAACTGTTGCTGAAGTAGCAGAAGAACAAGCAGATAACCCTGAGATTGC